CACGACGGCAACCCCCTCGTCAAGTGGTGCGCCGCCAATCTCGTCACCAAGGAAGACCACCACGGCAACAAGCGCCCGCACAAGGGCCTCAGCTCCTACCGCATCGATCCCATCGTCGCCGCCATCATGGCCAGGGGCCGCGCGATCGTCGTCCCGATCCTCGCCCCTCCACCCCAGTGGGATGGCCACGTAGACGTCTGGTAACTATGGGTGCCGCAAGATGTGGGGTTGCCCTTGACAAAGGTGACCATCATGGTCCAAATTGACATCGTAGCGGTGTAGAGGTGTCGGCGGGCTGAGTCTCACGCCCGCCATTTCAACGTCTGGAGCAGTTCCAGCACTTGGACCAACGAAACCGAACCGGCAGGCGGCGCACAGCGGGCCTGCTGGCGAAAGCTCTGTCCGCGCCCTGGCGGGCCACCAGGTGGACCGGCCACGCCATCTTGGCGATCGCCAGGGCCGCGGGCAGATTTCTCGGCGAGCAGGTCCCCGAGGCGCTGCTCCTGGGCGGCGCCTGCGCCCTCACCTACGGCATCGCGCAGATCTACGTGCCCGCGGCCTGGATCGCCGGCGGCCTCTTGGCCCTTGGGCTGGGGTGGCGGCTCGGCCGTCGCCTCCCGGAGGTGAAGAGTGGGTAGGCTCGCCGAGCTGATCACGGCTGCCGCCGGGAGGCCCTCGGGCTCCAAGGCCATCGGCACAGGCCAATCGTGGCTCATCAGCCTCATGGGCGGCGGCCGCACCGCCTCCGGCACCAACGTCACGGCCGATACCGCCATGCGCCAGACCACCGTCTGGCGCTGTGTCTCCTTGCTCTCGTGGATCCGGGCGTATCTGCCCCTGAAGGTCTATCGGGCGCGCGACGGGGGCGGCTCCGAGGTCGCTCGCGACCACCCGAACTACCGCCTACTCGCGCAGGCCCCCAACGGCTGGCAGACCAGCTTCCAGCGCCGGCAGTTCCTCGGGCTCTCTCAACTCACCCGTGGTGCCTCCTACGAGATCCTGCAATGGAAGGGCGGCACGCTCCAGGCCATGATCCCGGTGCACCCCGACCGGGTCCAGGTCTACGCGGACGCCGACGGCTTTCCGATCTACAAGGTGAAGCTCTATCCCTCCAACGAGGTTGTCTGGCTTTCGCGGTTCGAGATCAGCCATGGCTGGCTCGTGTCCGGCGATGGCTATACCGGCCTCTCGCCCATCGACCAGAACAAGGAAGCCGTGGGGCTCGCCCTGGCCGCCGAGGAGTACGGCGCCCGGATCATGGGCAACGGCGCCGTCGTCAGCGGTGTCCTCACGCTACCGGCCGCGGCCTACGCCAACCCGGAGCTCAGGGCCGCCGCCAAGCTGAGCTGGCAGGAAGCCCACGAGGGCCTCGGCAAGGTCGGCAAGACGGCGGTCCTCCCCTCGGACACGAAGTTCGAGCCCATCTCCATGACGTCCACGGACGCGCAGTGGATCGAGATGCGCAAGCTGCAGGTCGAGGAGATCTGCCGCATCTACGGTGTCCCGCCCGAGCTCGTCCAGCACACCTCTCCGGTTTCGAGCTGGGGGACGGGCGTTGAGCAGCGCTTCATGGCGTTCCTCGCCACCACCATCGACCCCATGCTTGTCGCCGACGAGCAGGTCATGCAACGCGACCTGTTCACTCCCGAGGAGTTCGACCTCGTCTGGCCGCAGTACAACCGCGCCGCCCTCCTGCGCACCGACCTGCTCACCCGCTACCGCGCCTACGCCATCGGCCGGCAGTGGGGTTGGCTGACCGTGAACAAGATCCTCGAGAAGGAAGACGAGAACCCCGTCGGCGCCGAGGGTGATGTTCTCCTCGACCCGATGAACATGCAGCGGATACCGGTGGACCCGACAACGATCCTGGACGCCGGCGGGAATGGCGGTGGCGACGGCCAAACCGCAACGGCCAAGCAGGTCGCGGCTTTCCTGCAGAAGGCACTCACGGGCGGCCGAGACGCCGCCGAAGGAGCAAACGATGCCTGAGCGCCAGATCCTGTCGCTCGACGAGTTCAAGCGCCGGGCGTTCTCCGAGAAAGACGGCAAGCGCCCCGGGGCTCTTGCCCCCGGCTCGTTCATCATCCGGAGCGGCTTCACCGTGGCCGCGCAACCCGTCCTGGGCGAGGACCGCCGCATCACCTTCGTCGTCGCCACGGGCGAAGTCAACCGCAACGGGTGGCGGCTCAACCCGCAGGGCTGGGAGCTCGCGGCCTACGCCAAGTGCCCGGTCATGCTGTGGGCGCACGACGACGCCAAGTTGCCGATCGCCAACGCCGAGAAGGTCTGGGTGGACGGCGATCTGCTCAAGGTCACGTCGCTCTTCACGCCGGCGACCATGTCCGCCTTCAACGACACCGTGTTCGAGATGTACCGCCAGGGTTTCCTGCACGCCGTGTCCGCCGGCTGGATCCCCCTCGAGTGGGAGTTCGTCGAGACGGAGACGGGGTGGGAGATCATGTGCGCCCGCCAGGAGTTGGTGGAGATCTCCTTCGTGCCGGTGCCCGCCGAGCCGAACGCCCTCCGGCAAGCCGCGAAGGCCGGCATCGACATCGGACCGCTCCGCGCCTGGGCACGCGGTCTGGCCGGAGAGCCCCGCTACGCGATGCACGTCGTGCAAGACCCCACACGTGATCGAGCCGAGCAGATCCGCCTCGCATTCGCCGAGTTCTACCCGGGCGCCAAGCTCCTGTTCGTGCCGAGCGGGATGACGCTCTGCGCGCTCGAGGACCTGGCAGCCGTCAAGCACCTCGACCTGGACGAGTTCGAGCGCGAGGTCGCCGCGATCACCGGCGGCCGCGTGACCGCCGGGGTCTCGCCGCGCAATGTCAGCACCGAGCTCGCGGACAAGAACGACCCCTGGTCGGGGCCGACGCTCGCGGACTTCACCGACGGCACCTGGGACGACCTGGGCAACGGCGAGAAGAGGGACATCGCGGGGCACTTCGCCTGGGCGGCCGAGATGCCGCCGGCCGCCTACGGTTCCCTCAAGCTCCCGCACCACCGCCCGAGCGACGGCAAGGTCGTCTGGCGCGGGTGCACCGCGGCCATGAGCCGCTGCATGCAGCCCAACACCAGCATCCCGGACGAGGATCGCCGCAAGGTCTACAACCACCTCGCCGCGCATTACCGCGCGTTCGAGGAGGAGCCACCTGAGTACGCTTCAGTCGTCGCTTTGAAGATCTTGGCCCCCGCCGGCACACCCGCCCCGGAGACCGACGATTCCAGTCTCTCCCCCGTCGGCGGCGCACCCGCCGCGACGGACGAACCCGACGCCGTCAGCGTCGCCCTTGCCCGGTACAACCGCCGGATCAAGGTATTGGAACTCTAGGAGATACCATCATGCGTGAGCACATCATCAGCCTGCAGCGCCAGGTCGCCGAGGCCACCAAGCGCCTCAAGGACCTGGTCGCCAAGGCGGAGGGGGAGAACCGCGACCTCACCGCCGAGGAGCAGGCCGCATTCACCAAGGACGAGGGCGAGGTCAAGGCCCTCAAGGCCCGCCTCGAGCGCGCCGAGACCGTGGAGCGCGAAGGCGCCGCCACGGCCACCCCGGTGCTCGACCCCAAGGCGGGTCCGGCACAGGGCAGGGCGCCCATCACCGCCCACCAGAACGCCGAAGACGCCCCGTGGGGTGCCAACCCGCGGTTGGCATTCGCGGCATTCGTGCAGGCCGTCCATAAGGCTGAGCCCAGGGTCTCCGATTTCGTGGACCCGCGGCTGCGCAAGCTCGCGGCCAGCACGAACGAGGCGGTCGGCTCCGAGGGAGGCTTCGCCCTCGAGTCGCAGGCTGTTGGCCTCATCGACAAGCTGGCGTTCGACTCGGCGCAGCTTGCCCAGCGGTGCTTCCCGATCGAGGTCGGTGAGGGCTTCAACTCCGCCACCGTCACCCTGATCGACGAGACATCGCGTGCCACCGGTTCCCGGTTCGGGGGAATCCGGATCTACCACGCAGCCGAGCAAGCGACAGTCACGGCCACCGCGCCGAAGACCCGCAAGGTGGACGTCAAGCTCGAGAAGCTCTTCGGTCTCTGGAACGTCTCGGACGAGGAGCTGGAGGACGTGGTCTATCTCGCTTCCCTCGGTCCTCAGATGTTCGCCGAGGAACTGGCGTTCCAGCTTGACGAGGACATCTTCGCGGGGACCGGCGCCGGCCAGGCGCTCGGCATCATCAACTCCCCGGCGCTCGTCAGCGTCAGCGGCGAGACCAGCCAGCCGGCCACCGAGATCTGGGAGGCCAACCTGCGCAAGATGCGCGCGCGCATGCCTTCCCGCTCCCGGGCCAGGGCGATCTGGCTGGCGCACGCCGATGTCGAAAGCGAGCTCATGGCCGCCTTCATGAACGCCGGCGTCGGTGGTCAGCCCATCTTCCTGCCGCCTGGCGGCTACTCCAACGCGCCCTACTCCACCCTTTTCGGCATCCCGCTCATCGTGAACGAGCACTCCAAGGCGCTCGGCCTCAAGGGTGACCTCGTTCTGGCCGACTTCGGCTGGTACGCCCTCGTGAAGAAGGGCGGTACCCAGATCGCCGAGTCCATCCACGTGCGGTTCATCTACGACGAGATGGCCTTCCGCTTCACCTTCCGGTCGAACGGCCTGCCGCTGCTCGGCGCGCCGATCACCCCGGCGCAGGGGAGCAACGAT